CAGCATATTTGTATATCACCATCTGTTAAGGAAGGTATTTGATGGTATAGTCTTTTAGTATAGTTATCGAATAATAAATCTATTTTTTCTTCGCTTTTAGCATTGTCTAATAATTGATACATTAATATTATCCAAGCTTCCATTTTATCGAACTCAGTTGTTCCTCCATGTTGTCTTATTTCTATTGTCCCGTATTTTATATAACTTCGTAGGTTTACCTTGCGATATCTTGTACTTAGTAGATATGATATATCACTTATACTTGTTACCCAGTCTTGATTAATCTTTACTAAATCATCTTTTCTAAGAGGTTTACAGTACTCATTTCTACGTCTACTAGGTGGTACTAAGTAATTTATAACATTTTGATAATTATAGTATAAGTTTAAAAAGTTCTTACAGTTTTGCACTGTAAAATCAGCTATATCAAAATGTACATGAGTTCCACAACTTTTATCCACTTTAGCTCCACAACTATTTAACACTTCATATACTTTTTGAAGTTCGTCTAAACCTTCATCTCCGTATAGTATCGGACTTACAAGTTCTAAGCCTCTATATAATCCAGTATCTTGTGAAGTAACACTTGCATCTGTTGTAAGTTTCCATTGAGGTATAACTTTATGAGTATATCCACTAAAATCTGCTACTGATATACCTGCTGCTCTAAGTTTTTCTATAACTGTTACATAGTTTGCACCAAAGAACTCAATTTCAACACCAAATTTTAAATCTCTCATTATTAACAACTCCTCTTTTATCTTTTATTAAGATAATTATATCACTACTCATATAATTAATCAAGTATTTTAAATAAAAAAATTCCTACATTTATTATGTAGGAATTCTTATAAATTTATACGTATCTAACAAATTCTAAATATTTTTTATTTACCCAGTAGTCAGCTTTTCCTCTACACCAAGTACCGCCATCAACTTCTTTTTCTTCAACTATTGTTATTGCTACTCCTTTATCTATTGTATCAACTACGTCATATTTTACTCCAGGTCCTTTTCTACAATTAAGTCCGTTAGTAGTGCAACGTGCTATATATTCTTTAAATTTAGTATCAGGTTTGGATTCTTCTTTTTTAGGTTCTTCTTTGCCATTTACATATTTCTTTACATCGTTTATAAAATGAGCAAAGCCTTTAGGTGAGCATCCATAACCCCAAAATGCAGTACCTGGACAAGTTTTCGCACTTCTACTAGCACTATATTTTCCTAAGTAAGTTCCACCAGCAGTAAACCAACAGTGGGGTCTTATGTGTGTAGTGTTTACTGGAATATGGAATCTCTTACATAATTCGCCATATAGATATATTACTGCTTTCTTTTGTGCAGCAGTCATTTTATCATGACCTTTGTCAAAACATCCATAAATCTCAATACATATGGCATTCTCATTCCATTTTTTAATACCAATTGGAGTGGAGTTTAAATTACGTCCAGTTGTTATTTTACCGTCTGGGAATACGTTGAAGTGTTGTGCAATATAATGTCCATGTCCATCACTATCATGCCACTTGCTTTTACCGTAAGAATCCAAGGACTCAGTACGTCCAAAATGTGGTTCGGAAAATACTTTTTTATCAGTTTTTTCCCATGTTGAATAATTTGGTAAGTCCATATGATGTACTTGTAATTTTGTTATTGTTCTGCTTACGTGTTGTTTTGCCAACCAATTTTTAACATCTTTTTGACTTTCCAATAATGTAAAGCCATTTTTAGTTTTCATTATTATACCACCTCTTTATTTTCTATTATGGTTTTGGCACAAATATTTTACTAACTCCATTTATTGTTACAACTAATTCACCTGCATCATTAAAACTAAATTGAGGTAAATTAGAAACTTTATCATCTACATATTTCTTAGTAGTTAAATCTTTATCTTCAGTAGGTGTACCTTCTTGAGATAATTTACCTGCATACCAAGCATTACCTTGCCAATCTAAAGTATGAGCATTGTGTCTATTATTTTTACCTGTACCATTACCTACTATATGGGCATAAACACCATTTGAATCTACTACATTATATTTGCCTTGTACATGTTGATATTGTGACGCAGCTTCGGTAAAACATCCTTCTGAATGGCTACGCTGTCCAGAAGCTACTGTATAATAACCTTCAGCATGCGAACCTTGTCCTGATGATTCACAAACTATACCTTCAACGTGTGAATATTCTCCAGTAGATGCAGATTTAAAACCTTCGGCATGAGAATAACTAGCATTTGCTACTGTAAGTCCACCTTCAGCATGGGCGCCCGGAGCACTTGCAGTTGTTTGTATACCCATTGCAAATGTGAAATCATTACTTGCTGTATTTTTATATCCTATTGCTGCGCTACCTGTCCCGATATCACCTATACGATTAACGCTAATAGAATTTAATATTTCTAAATCTTTTGGCATTAAATAAGTCGGTATATATTCTATATCCATTTTTAATATTTGTATTGTTGGTGGAGCAGCTAATAATTCATCGCTTAATTTTATTTCATAAGCACATTTAGTATTATCAGTATAATATTTAGTGTTATAGCCCATTTTATTCACTATTGATATTGAAAATCCATCACCAGTTACTATTATTGTTTCATATATTTGATCATTACCTGGCATATTATTTATACATAACGCTCTATATCTAACGCCATTAACTATTACATGATATTCCTTGCCTACCTCTAAGTAAGTAACATTATTACTTTCATATGTATACGAATTATTACTAAAAGAACTAACCATAGTTGAAGTATCAATAGTCTCGCCAATAGTTTCACTTTTAATATAACCTATTCTATTATCATCTACATATTTTTTAGTAGCTGGATTATAGTCATTAGTAGGTGTATATTCTTGCGTATTTCCTATTTTTAAATATCCATATAAACTTTTTTCTAGTGTTTTAGTACTTTTTGTATACGTATACTTATTAGCACCACCTAATATAAGTATAAATAAAGTATCAGTATTTCTTGCACACAATATAAAATCATCTCTAGTCATAGCACCACCAACAAGGGCTATTTCTGTTTCGCTACTATCTTCATTTGTATAAATAAATGAGAATCCATATACATTGGCATATTTATTTGGTACAAAGTATTTTTTATATGTTCCCATATTATTACAATTAACATATATACATTTATTAGTTTCATCCATTCTCAATATAGGTAATTGTTCAAGTAATATATTATCATCTACATATTTTTTAGTAACTAAATCTTTATCCTCAGTAGGAGTACCTTCTTGAGATAATTTACCTGAATACCAGGCATTACCTTGCCAATCTAAGGTATGGGCATTAGAATTTTTACCATCCTCACCATTACCAACTATATGTGCATAAGTACCATTTAAGTCTTCTATATTATACTTACCTTGCACGTGTTGATTTTGAGAAGAAGCAATAGTACTAACGCCTTCTGCGTGAGAATTTTCTCCCGAAGCTGTTGTACAATTACCTTCGGCATGAGAACAATATGCTGAAGCAGTCGTACTATCACCTTCGGCATGCGAAGATTCACCTGAAGCTGTTGTATATTTACCTTCTGAGTGAGAATTTTCTCCTGAAGCAGTCGTACTATCGCCTTCTGCATGTGAATAATAATTTGAAGCAGTTGTAGAACTGCCTTCAGCATGAGAAGCAACACCACTAGCTATTGTATTACTACCTTCAGCATGTGAACAATTACCTGAAGCAGTTGTACCACTACCTTCAGCATGCGCATCATCACTTGTCGCTTGAGTACTATCACCTTCTGCATGTGAAGAATTACCTAAAGCTTGAGTACTATCACCTTCTGCATGTGAACAATCACCTGAAGCTTCTACATGCATACCTACAGCACTACTTCCTGCTCCTATATCTCCTACTCTTCCTAAACTTATACTATTTTGTAATACTAAATCAGTTTCTAAATATTTACTATCTAAATATTTAACTTCTTCTTCGTAAATAACTAAATCAGTAAAAGTATTAGTAGTAATATCATTTTTACCTAGTTCAATAAGTAACATTATATTTGTTGAATTCTCAAATGCTTGTATACTATAATTGCCAATACTACATACAATACAATTACCAATTTCTTCACTTACTAATAAAGTACATAATTTTTTACTACCTAAGAATTCTATATAATATCTTCTATCTTTATTAATAGAAACATTATTTACAGTAATATTATCATTTAATGTTATATCCTTAGCAGGTACAGTAGCTAATACCTTACTAGAAATAGTGTGAGGCAAATTACTGTCTTGGCTTTTTATGGCTTTGGTATTAGTGTCTAGTGCTTCCTCAAATTTATTAACCAATTGTGCAGATAATATATCGCCATCATTATGGATTTCTCTAATATAATTACCTTCACTATCAAAAGCATTTTTTATCTCACCACTCGCTAAACTACTCAACCCTAGCACTGCTCTACCCATAATTGCCTGATTATCCACAAGTGGCTCACATACATGTAACTGTTGTTTTACAATAGGCATGGAAATCATACTTGTTTTGTCGGCATCCAATAATGATATTTGGAAATCATATTCACCTAATTCAATAGGGTCATTTATAAGGTCGTCTGTTATTGTAAGTACTGCCACTCCATCTTGTGTAGGTTGTATTGCAAAAGTATATTTTATCTCATCACTTCTATATAATCTTATTTGGAAATAGGCTGCATTAGTTTGTGCTATAATATTATTTAAATCACTTTTATCAAATTTGTATCTGTTATTTACAATTGAAAAATGCAACTCAATATTTTTATCTAGTCTAAATAAATATATATCTTCATCAAGTGTGGCATTATTTTTATTGATTGTCATAATACATTTCTTATAAATCATTGTAGCTTTTCCCTCCTTTCATTATTTATGTTTTATTCCGTCTAATCCTTTTGTTGAGTTATCATTCCATATACCTAAGAAAGCAGTAATTATTGCCACTATTGCCACTGGATTATTGATAATACCTTTTAGTGCTTCAATAAATAGTGGCCAACTAGTTAATTGATTAAAATCAACACCACTCGCACTGAATATAAGTGCCACTACAGATAGATAGAAATATGGATTTCTAAGTTTTGGATGATTTAATAAAAATTGTTTCATGTGTAACACCTCCTAAAATAAAATATTGCTTATCACTGTTAGAATAATACTGAACATAGCTAGACCTAAAGAAGTCCATAATCCTTTATTTGCCTTTTCATGCTCAACTAAAGTATTCCTTACATATTCTTCCAGTTTGCTATTTCTATTTTCTAAACCTTTTATTACTCGTTCCTGTTCTCTAGTTTGTGCTTCAATTAAGTCCAATCTACTTGCTAATCTTTGTTCATTAATACTGTCTAGTTTGGCATTGATTGTTGCCACATCCTCAATTAATTTTAATAACAATTCTTGCACCTTTTCATCACTCATACATTCACCTACTTTTTAGGTGGACTCTGTAGCTCCTCCAATTGCTTTTTAAGTTGTTCCACCTGTTGTTTATAAATCTCACATTGAGCCTCAGTCATCACCTTCTTTTCAATGGCATCTGCCAATTCTCTTTTGTAAATCGCATTTAATAAATTTAAAGCATCCATTGTATTACCTCCTATATATCATGTTTCATATTGTATATTAGTTAAAAAAGGACTAGATTAAACTAGTCCTTTAAATTTTATTCGGTATAAGTAACTTTCATTGTTACACTACCTGAACATACTGCATAACTACTAGAATTATAAGCAGACTGAATACCGAATCCTTTTATAGTACCGTCTGAAAGCGCATTAAGTATAGTACTATTAGTTATAGTTAATTTACCAGTATCACCAACTGCAATTTTCACACTTCCACAACTTGAACCGTATGAAGGTTTTCCACTCGGTCTACTTGTATAGTTATGAGTTTTAACTGCTATTGGAACTGCTGCATAAGAACCACCGGATATTCTCTTAATTGTAAGTTCTATTTTACTAATACTCTTACCTTTAAATTGGTTGAACTGAGTACCGAAGAACCAACATCCATTACAATCGCCGTAACCATAATCACCCTGTCTTGCAGTATTATCTTTCTTCCAGTTGTTATATACTGAACTTCTATAAGTATCACCACTGTTAGATTTTATCGTTACAGTTTTTGTAGTTGTTGGAGTAGGAGCTGGGTTGCCATCTGTAGTTTGATTACCCCCTTCATATGTAACACTAGTAGGGGCTATTATTTGACCTGGTGAACTTACATGAGTATTGGATTTATTACCTCCACATTGTGGACTGTTTGCTATTGTAATGCAGCCTCCACTTACTGCTTCGAATCCATACTGACTACATACACCACTTGAACCTGCGGCGTGTATTCTTCCTCCTGCATTTGCTCTAAAACCTATATCACAATTGATAAATTGTAAATCTTTATAATATCCAGTCGCATAGGAATCACAAGCAACACCAACAATTGTAGTAGCACTACCGGAAGGATTATCACTACCATATATTTTTAAGCTATAAGCATTAATGCAGGAACTTTCCTGTCCAACCAAACTAGCCGTTCTACTGGCAACTGCACAACCTGTACTTGGATGAATTACACCAGTTCTTGCAGTTTCAAATTTCATATAGCCTCCATATACATACACTTTAATGCTACTCATATAATTTCTAATCCATCCATATACAGTATTGCCATCTAAATATAAATTAATTCTGCCACTCGAAAAATATCTAATATCTATATTTTCATAAATATCTTCTTGTATCCATATATTTACTACTTTTCCATTTAGGAACTTAGGTAAGGCTTCTAATGCTCCAGTTACTGTGGCAAACGATACACCATCATATAATTCATTGTCATCACTACCACCACTATTAATTGATATTTGAATGTCATCTTCCAAAGTACTTGGGTACTGAGCACTATTTATTTTGTTGGCAGTGATTGTATCGGCAGTAAGTTCTCCCTCAACTGAGAAACTATCTCCGATAACCTCAGAACCTTGTATTTGAGCACCGACTATATTACCTTCACTATCAACACTAAATGTATTACTTTGATTTCTAAAAGTACTCCCTACTATAGTTGCTCCAGTAATAGTTTTACCATCAATAGCTCCGTCAACTATCATATCTCCATTTACTTTTACTTGCTTAGTTATAATCGCTAACATCTCATCTGTTAGGGTCATTGAACTTGCACTATTACCTCTAACCATCCAAGAAAATCTATCGGCCAATTGTTCATATTTTGTTTCATTAGCTTTTATTACTGAACTTTTGGTAATTGATGCCACTGGGATAGTTTTATTCACAGTTGATTTTCCTTCTATATTAATAGTGACGTGTATTTCTCCTGCATTGCCAGTCGCAGTAAGGAGAGTGATAGTTTTATAATCACTCTCTAGTTTTGCAGTACAGTTAGTGGTATCTGTTATAGTTACTTTGTACTGACCTTTGATTGGAGTTGTATTAACTGCGACTAATGGAGTAGTTCCATTGTATATATCAATTCTAGTATTTTTACTAGTTTGTTCTACCACAACTTTATTAACTGTTGTAGTAAACGTATTACTATAAATCTCACTCATTATTAACCACCTCCTAGCTTGTTTTAGTTAAATTACAATATGATAAATATTTTCGTGGGTCATAACATCCATATCTTATTTTAGTAGTTTCAGCAACAAAAGTATATTTAGTATTATAATCACCTGTAGTAGTAAATAACTCTTTAACAAAGTTATCATTATCATCATAAGCATAACACCATACCCATGTAGCATCCATTTGTAATGAATAGTGTGCACCTTTCTCAACTGTTACTGGATTGACTGTTGCCCAGTCATCTGTACTATTAACTATCTTATGTGTACTATTATCCACTTTTTTACCAAAGGTCATATTTCCAATAGTACCTGGTTCAGGTTCAGGTGTAGAAATTGCTTCGGTATCTACAAGAACAGAAACATCGCCGGTAACATTTGGTATATTAATTTTATTGCCACTAACAACTGAATTACTTACATCACTACCGCCCATCATGCAAGATATTGTATTTACTTTATATCCATTATTAGCGGTAATAGTAGTAGAATAACTAGAACCTTCCTTAATTGAAGTAATTGAGTTGGAACTAGTAGAATCATGTAAGTGATAACTGATTGTATAATAAGTATCTGTAGTTCCTCCACCGGAATCCTTAGCTCTTAATACTCCATTAGATACAGTTAATGTAATTTGTTTTGATACACCTGAATGTGAAGTACCTGTAATTATTACTTCACCATTAGCTCCCGCATAACTACTACATAATCCACTGTGGCAAGTTACTAAACTTGTATTATTAGATTGCCATGTAATTGATTTATTAATACAGTTATCATTAAATTTTGGTCTAACAACACAATTATGTGAACTGTCGTTAAAATCTGTAGCCTCTAACTCAAAATCAGATGAATTTTCAACTAGATTATCTGTACTTAATGGATAGTATTTTACCCAATCAACATATTGAGTTATTTCTGTTGTATTGCTATCAGGAGTACCACCACTAGCACCAATTGCTTGGTTAAGTAGAATAAAGTGTGGTATATGGAATGCTCTATTATCAGTAGCACTTGTTCTACTTAATTCATTTCCATCAATAGAGAAAACTAAGCTACCATCTGTATTCCATTCCATAGCAAACTCATGCCAATCACCAGTAGGATAATTATCATACCATACACGGCCGCTTTCTTCTTTTTCATTGAAGAATGTACCACAAGTTAGTTTGCCATTATAAAATTCCATTACATCAAATTCACCACAATATGCCCACCATTCACCTAATGTATCAGGGCTACCATTTTCTTTATAACCAAATTCAAAACTGTCACCTAAAGTCCAAAATGCGCCAAAAGAACCATTCCAATTACATGCTCTAACTCTAGCAACTATCTTACCATACATGAAAGCAAAATGACCTTTAGAGATAATTGATGCAGATGTCCAAGAACCATCGCTCGCTTTTTTACCTCTTAGTGCTAATATGCCATCATTGATTTCAGCGTTAGTATTTGTATATCTTTGAGTTTCATTATTTCTAACATAACCTAATTCATATCCCCATTTATTTGAGTCTACACTACTGCCTGAGAAGTCATCTATTACATAAGCACCAGTAGAATCTAGTAATGAGCTTGAACTTGAGCCATTTTCTTTTAATGTACCTGTGACTGCAGTACTTGAATCGCCAGTAGCACATATTAATATTTTAGTTATATTTGCTGGTACAGTAAATGTATATGATAACTCTTTATTTGACCAGTCATCTGTGTTGCCTTCGGTAAATGATACATAAGAATTTGATGAATTATAATAACAAATACATACATAATTAGCTTTATTAAGATTTATAGTATAAGATTTACCAGCAGTTACACTTATATAATTTAATGTACTATAATATGTTCCATCTGTGGTATCTGTAATTACACCATCATCAAGTCTTTTATATTGAGTAAAAGTTAATCCGTCTTTAGTTGCTAAAGTGACTGTGAATACATTACTTGTCTTAGTAGTACCTTTAGCAGTTGTAACTCTTATAGCCATTTGGTAAGTTCCTGCATTAGCCTTATTATCATGCTTGAATCTATAACGTGTGCCACTGGATTCCACGTCGCTTGTTTTATCGTAGAATGTATTTCCGGCATCCCATGATACTTCATGTTTTGCTACTGCAATATTCGTATCATATTCAATATAAAATTCTGTTTTTTCAGTTTGTGTTATGTTTGCAATATTACTTATAGTTAATGTTTCCGGTGTTACTGGAATTGCTTCTGTTGTAACAGTGATAGTTATATCACCAGTAACATTTGGTATATTAATATTACTTCCTCTAATAACAGTATTACTTATATCAGTTCCACCCATTACAACTTTAATATTTTTTACATTATAGCCTTCATTAGCGGCCACAATAGTTGAATAGCTAGAACCCTTTTTAATAGATTTAGTTGAGTTACTACTTGTTGCCTGATTTAAAGTGTATGTTATAGTGTAGTATGTATCGGTAGTTCCTCCTCCACTCTCAGTATATACACATTTTAACTTACAATTACTATAAGTTCCATTATCCCAGTTACTAATATTAAAAACGGCACTAGACTTAGTAAAGGAAGTGGCACTTATATAAGTACTACCTCCATCTTTACTAAGTAGAATGTCGGAGATATTAGTAACATCGGTTGTAAAATTCACGGTCAAAGTATCTCCAGATGTACTGGGATTACTTGATACAGTTATTGTTGCCATATAAACACCTCCATTTATTCACAAGTTGTTACTATACACTCTTTACTAAGTATTATAGTATATCCATCTTGGTTTTGAATTGACTGCTTAACTTCGTCTAACTTATCTTGTGTTGCATACGTATTACTTACTTCCATTTTAAAACCATCTAATGATTGTTCCAATTTTGCTTGTTTACTAGTTACTACTTTTACTTGTTCTGCCACTTGTTCTAATGTTGGAGTTGTATAAGTAGTTGATGTAGGATTTTGCCATACTAATTTATATCTTAGCCATAAGTATTTATTTTCTGTTACAGCAGGCATACTCTCAACCCAACTACCTCCAGTTTGTGTTGTGTTACTAGTAGATAAATACCATTGTGGAGTTGAGTTCGTTAATGATTGTCCCTTATCACCAGGTTTACCATTATCACCTTTAAACTTACTCCATGTGTAGTCAGTTTTATTTGTACTCTCAGTAGATGTTGTTTTATTAATAGCAATACCTATATATTTTGTTGTATCTTTTGGAGTATCGTATAGTCCTGTTCCGTCTGCGTTATCACTATATTTTATCCAAGTATAATAAGTTTTACCATCTTTACCTTGTTCACCTTGAACACCTTGGTCACCTTTATCTCCTTTGATTAAACTCCATGTATAATCAGTAGGTGTATTGCTCTCTGTAGATGTTGTTTTGTTATAAGCAAAACCTATATAAGTTTTACCAGTTGGGTCATTACTAATACCACTACCATTTATATTATCAGCATATCTAATCCATGTGTAATAAGTTTTACCGTCTTCACCATTAGTTCCAGGTATACCTTGTAAACCTTGGTCACCCTTATCACCTTTCGCTCCTTGCTCACCTTTTATCTTACTCCATGTGTACGCAGTAACAGACTCACTGTCTTTATTATTTGTATCAGTATAAACTCCTATATAAGCTCCAGGAGTTTCACCTTTGTTTGCAGTAAAAGTTTTACCTGCATCATCACTATATTTTATGTGTAGATAATAAGTTTTACCGTCTGTACCATTAGTTCCAGGTATACCTTGTTCACCTCGTTCACCTTGTTGACCTTCAAATCTACTCCATGTATAAGCTTTATAATCAGTGCTATCATTTGGATTATAATCAACATATGTACCTATATAAGTACTTGGAGTTTCACTCATTGGATTACCATTCGCATTGGCACTATATTTTATATGGAAATATGTTGTCTTACCATCTTTACCTGGTGTTCCTGGTGTACCATCTTTACCAGGTGTACCATCTTTTCCTGGTGTACCTGGGATACCTTGCTCACCTTGTTCACCTTGTAAACCTTGTAGTCCTTGTGGACCCTGTTCACCTTGTGGCCCTTGAATACCTTGCTCACCTTGTGGTCCTTGTATACCTTGTGAGCCTTGTTCACCTTTATCTCCTTTATCTCCCTTAGCGCCTTGAATACATACTGGTGTTGAGTATGTTACACTACCATCACCTTGAGTGTATTTTATTCTTTGCCATATATATTTTCCACTTTCCCATTCAGGAGTAGTTTCTATCCAACTACCTCCAGTTTGAGTAGTATTACTTGTAGATACATAGTACTGAGATACAGTCTTTGTTAATGTTCCTTTAAAACTAGTTTCTAATTTACCTATTGCAGTTGTATGTTTATTTACAGTATCTACAGTGCTGTTATATTCATCTTTTAGTTGAGTAACAGTTCCGTCTGTTTTAGTGATAGTTGTATTACTAATTAATTGACTAATTTGACCTTGTGCTATACCTATATTAGTTGTATTGGTAGATACCTGCTCAATAACACTACTTAAATCTCCACCGATAGTAACATCTTTTATAGTTTCAACTGTCTTCTTAAGTTGGTTAAATGATACATCTAAAGTTTGGTCAGTATCACTAAATTTTATTTGACTTGCTTTTATAGTATTAGTGTTATTATTGATATTACTGATAACACTACTAATATCTAATTTACTACCACTTATATTGGCATTGTCTGCCACTTTACTATCAACTATTAATCCATCTTTTATCGCATCACTTGATTGAATACCATTCTGATTAATAAGTTGACCTTTACCAGTTTCATCATATAATACAAAAGTAAAATTACCTTTAGCATCTTTTCCTATTTGAATACGTACATTACCTTTGCTATCTTTAAATTGTTGAAGATTACCTTGTAATAACATAGAGCCATCATCACTCTGAATATTTACATTGTTAGTATTAATTGTACCAGTATTGATTTTATTCGCACTTACAGTATCTATCATGGCATCTTTTATAAGTGCATCTGCTATAGTAACTTTACTAGCAGTAAGGTTTAAGGATTGTATATTATCCATAGTAAGATGACCACCAATTAAGGTTTGTATTTCTGCCACTGTAGCTTTTAAGTTTGTTATAGTGGCGTTAATGGCATCTAAATCACCGACTTTTAAGTTATCAATTTTGGCGTTTATAGCTGTAAAGTTATTTGTTGTAAGGTCTTTGAATTCTCCATAATCTGCTTTTATCTTTTGTGCCTCTAACTCAACTACTTTTAATTTTGGAACGCTTTCTCCGTCTAATAATAGATTACCTTCATCATCTATATATAGCCATGGAGCCTTTCCATCTTTTGTAAGTGTTTCTAATAGTTCTTGTAAGTTTTGTGGAATTTTAGTATCAGGGTCAGTTTCTAATACTTTTGTATCAGGGTCACCACATAAATCAGTTATTGTTTGTTTAGCAGTTTCCATATTGTTAGTTGCGTCTTGTAATTCTGCACTCATCTCCTCTGTCATTTCTTCTGTACTTAATGCCTGTGTTAATACAGCAACAATTCTATCCATGGCCTCGTTATAATCTTCTCCAGCCTGTTGAATATCTCCTATCTTGGCGTCCTCACATTCTTCATCTTCTATACCCTCAACTTGTACATCAATTCTATCTTGGTCATCTTCTACAGTGTCAGGTACTTCATAATACGTATCATCTTCTGTAGTATCGTCAGAAGCAGCTACAGTAGCTACTTCTGATTCCTCTGCAAATTCTTCCATATCATCATCTAATGTTGGCCATATAATCATCTCACCGTCATCATCATATATCGGTCTATCAACGTGTTCTCGTCCATCATCCATCATGTAAATCCCTCCTATCCAATCATAAATCTACCAACAAATAATATATTTTTACTTGATAAACTTTTTACTTTTACTTTTCTGAATACTCCGTTTGTCAATCCATTTGTACATTCAAGTGCCACATAATCACCATCTTTGTCTTTTTCAACTACTATAGCTGTATGTGATATCGCCATGAATTCACCATTATTTTTACTGTCAGCGTCCATAAATATAATATCTCCAATTGCTAAATTCTTAAATGTTTCTAAGTCTGCCACATCTACTACCCAGTTTTTCTGTACAAAATATTTTCCTATATTAGCTTCATTTCTAGTACTTGGTATCGCCCAGCTCACACTATTATTTCTATTATTATCCGCTTTTTTCTCATTTCCATATGGTGATTTTTCATAAGTCCAGCCAGTTAATACATAATTAAGAAAACAACTATCATCTATTTGATATTTTCCATTTACTTTCCACTTACTGATATTCTCAGCTGGATTCTTGAAGTCACAAGGTGTAGTAGAATTATAACTGAACTTACTATTATTTTTATAATAACTATCAGCTATTTTAACTAGGTCTGAGGAATATTTAAAAAGAGGCTGTGCATAATTACTACCTTTTTTCTTAGCTCCAACACTTCCAAGATATGCCTTATCGCTAATAGTAGTATCAGGATTATAGTATACAGATACAATATAAGTAGTATCTGCTTTTGGTAATAATACTCCATTTTTACAGTCAACACCTTCCAAATATACCGTGTCAGGTTGTATTAGCTTAAATCCTTTGGCAGTAGTAAATATAATACGAGCATAGTAACTATCATTATAATTAGTGGATGAAGTTGCTGGCACTCTAAATTGTAATTTTGTTAGTGGTTTATTGTAAGTATATACACGTTGACTATCTAACATTTTATTACTTGTAGCACTGTTACTCTCCCATTCTGCTCCTTCTCCAAAGTATAATATCTTTTCCTTATATTTCTTGTAGTAAGTCTGAGTAGATGCTTCATCCTTCATTCTATACCCGTCTGTAGTAAGACTACTAAGCCAGTAATATCTATCAGTGGCATCACACATATCCTTTGGTTTTCTTAAGAATATTACGTATTTTGTTTTATTGCAGTAATCCAACATCATATTATTAAGTGAGTCTATTGCTTCATTCATTTGTTTGTAGTTGCCTGATTGAGAACTTCTTAAACGAGCTTCCTCACATACAAATATAGGTTTCTTTGGGTATTTAGTTAATAGTGCTTTTATGAGAGATATATAATCTTCCACAACGTTATCTACATTATCCCCTAGTGCAGGAACTCCAAATGCCAACATTACATGACTGACAGTTTTAGGATATGGAGTTTTGTCTGTAACTCCATTTACTGTAATATTAGTAATAAGTTTTCCACCTTCTACAAAGTCTTTAGGAGCTGCACTGTTAAGTCCTTTAAATGTAACTTCATAAGTTAGCCCGTCATCATCATCTACAATGTCTTTTGGGGGTGTTGGCTTAGTAGCTGATTGGTTTTTAACTTTGGCTTCCTTGTCCGCCCTTGCTAAGTCCCAAGGTCTAAGTATTATGCCATGTGTATACCAGTGAGTCATACTACCTCTTGAGCTATATGTTATACTCATGTCTTCATATCTTATAGCTCTAGGCCATTTATAAGGTGCACTAGCATGAGCTATCATACGTTTACCATTTACTTTTCCGCAATATACTACTACGTGATGTGTGCCACCACTAGCATATTTAGAGGAACCTCCAGACTTTGATGCCCAACTAACGGTTACACTTGATGGAACTGTGGCATTACTTAACATTATTAAATCCCCAGGTAGTAATTCATTAATTGTTGTACTTGTTAGTTTCTTTAATGTATAGCCACTGTATTTACAAGCACTTTTAACTAAAGTCCCATATGAACAGTTGGCTCCACCATATTTGGCAGTTACACTTCTAAGACCTGCATATAAGTAAGCACATGAACTAAGAGAAGAACATACATAACAGTATGGATTTTTAATACCATTTATAGTTCCACTTACTTTATGTCTTTTGCTATCATCGTAGATACAAGAGCCTGCATAGTAAGTAGCTTTTTTATACTTTTGATGTAAGTCACATATTTCTCTAGCCTTATTGACTATTTTCTTTCTTACATTTTCTGCAACGCCTTTTTTAGTAGTAGTGTTATCACTTATGCTCCATGTAGGTGCATTTTTAACACTTGCTGCCCTAGTCATAGCAGATTCTGTTGATACTGCAGTAGCTTCGGCACTTTTATTTGATGTAGCGGGTTTTACTGCTCCATAACCTCTTTTCTTACCTTTTTCATCAATACAGTATGGCAATTGACCGTCTACTACTTTGTACCATCTAAGGTAACATTCAATATTAGTAGCAGTTCCGGCGTGTTTATTTTCTACATACCATTTTCTACCACCGGCCCATGCAGCCGTACCTTTCTCTAATTCTTTGAAATATAAAGATTGTACTTTTGAACTTTGCACTGTATATCCATATTTATTGACCCAAGATAAACCATTTTTCATTGCAACGTATCTACATATCAATAAATCACATCCATATAGACCGAAGTTATAACCAACCAAGGCTGCAAATATGTTCCATTTAAAACGTTTTAATGATTTTCTAAGTTCATTACAACCAAACATTATCTGGTTACATATAGCTTTATCCACTGTTACACCGTTTATTCTTTTAGTTCCACAAGATTTAGGTTTCATATTAGAGTAACTTGGTGTAAAGTATTCAACTTTACCATCTAAATATTCAATCTTTTGTTTTTTATTAAAATATGTGTCCCTTTCACATTGCATAAGTCCATATCCTCCACCACTATACTTAGTAGCGTCATATGGGTTGGCACTAGACTCGGCATATATCATAGCATAAACTAGTTGTGGGTCAAGTCCAAACTTTTTACTATAATATTCAACTGGAGCGTATATTTTCCAATGATTAGATTTACTTCTCATATTTTTTAAATCGCTATATTTATCACTCCATTTACCTAGTCCAAATCCTGCATAATAATCTACGGCTGCTTTGTATTGTTTTGCAGTTTTACTACTATCTTCTTTTTTATCAGGTTGTGGTTGAGTAGTAGGTGTTTTACCTTTTATTTCTCCACATTTGTATTTTATACAGTCATGAATTCTACTATCTCCTATCCATAATCCATTGTCTATTTTCTTTATATTTATAGCTCTATAATCTTCTGTGTCCTCACTTATTTTACTTGTATCATCTCCAGGTTTTACTGGGTCAGGCACTACTTTGTCTGTATATTGTTTAATAAGTTGGTCTATTAATTTCTTATCAACACCTAGTTGATTTAGATAATTTCTAATAGCAAGTAAATCACTAGCAGTCAATTTACCGTGTTTCTTTATTATATCCACAACATCATTGACAATGTCATCTTTACTAAGAGACTTCATTTTACTACGTATTTGTTTGTAGTTACCTAAAGTTATACTGTTTTTAGTTCTGTCAGTAAAACTGATTTCAAATTTTGTAATACGTGCTTCTAACTGAACTGGAGGATTAAATTTTCTACTGACAACATAGTTAGTATCACCAATATCAATTTCCTCATAATCTCGTTCGGTCATATATACTGGTATCTCATAACTGAATTTAGTTTTATTCAGTTCTTTTAATTTCGCATACCCTTCATGAATTAATGTATATATATCTTCTGCATCACTTTTATATTTCATCAATACATATTTACCACCATTATTCAACATTGCATGTGCTTGCTCATCAAATATATAGTTTTGTCCAAGAGGTTTGTCGGTTGGGTCGCCTTGTTCTTTTTCCCATTTTACATCACTAATAGTAAGACCATTTTTACCTACTGGAATAATACCACTACAAAAATTTGTGATATCTCCAGTACGTTTCATGCCATAACTATTTCTATCACTCTCAAATCTTTTATATCTTTTAGTTCCTCTCTCACCATTAGCAAAACAATCTACAAAGAAATTAAACTTACCACGTTTTATATCTACTGGCACTGTTCTAAATTGCCACTCACATTCATATAAAATTGAAGTGGCATTTTGTATTACTGAATATACACTAGTAACCTCTGTAGCTTCTACCCTAAAGGCTTCCTCATCTAATGAAGGACTTACATAGCCAACTTTATAGTTAGTATCCATTAGTATAGTTTCCAATAATTTTGTCGCATTTCCGTCTGCCACAAATTTATCCACATAACTATTATATAATTCAATACCAATAAACTCTGCATAAACTGTAATAGTCACATCATCTATATGCTCAATACTAGTGGTTTTCTTAATCTGCATAAGTTTAAAGTTATCTTGCCAATAAAATCCAATATAGTTACCTTCTAAAAATATTGGTTGGTCTTGATAACTTACTTTAAAGGAGGCAGTATAAGTCTCTGCCCCCGTTATAAGTTCACTAGTATAAGTGTCATCATACACTTTTATGTTATTGGTATTTGTGGTATTTATTAGTTTTAATAGTTTTTTCGTATTGTCAAATATATATAAGTTTTTAATCATTTAAATACCTCCTATTCACTAGTTAAATTTAAATTCTCAGCTGGAGTACTTCTATCTTCATCTACTACTCCTAACCATTTTTCTCTTATTAATACACCTAGACTCGCAGATGTATCATCGCTAACTACTTGTAATGTTGTTTCACCTTCATCTACAGTAAAATATGAACTACCAATATCTACTAAATCATTTCTCAGCTCATTGTTTAAATAGCAATCACCATTCTCAAAATCCAAGTCTAATTTATCACCTGACTCAAAGTATTTTATATTAGAAATTTCTTCGCTCTCAGGATTCAATTCATATACTTTTATATCACTAATACCGACTCCACAAGCATTTTCTAACTTATCTGCCATTGTTCCTAGATATATAGCTAAGTAACTTAATGGTTCTGTAGAGTACTCACTACTACGTTTATTGTTTGCCGATACAGACTGAGTAAATGTTCCATCATCATTCTTCTGTACTTGAGCACTATATACGTAGTATTTACCAGTTTTCTTCCTAGTTAATGTAAAGTAAGCATTGGCATCATTCCAGCTACCATACTGACCGCTCATGTAATGGTTAGTAACAGTTTTACCATTAGCATCAACTGTTTTGTCTGTATATTCTTTTGGTGTAGTGTTACTTGTTTTTAATATGGAATTTTTACTCACGCTCACCTCTGCTTGGTTATACTCAAAATATTGATTAATATCGCCTAAATATAATCTGAATATCTGAGTACCGTTTATATCGAATCCATATACCTCAGCTATTCCTGTCTTATGGTCTGCATATGCAGGGTCGTCACTATAATCAACACTATTATCTACTCCCGCATAACCTTTAAGATTGTCTACATTTACATATCCATAATGGTTTTTACCATTCTTATCTTTCCAAGGTTTATATATTCTGTAGAATTTTACTGTTTGTTTACTATTATTAGAGTCTGTGTATGTATATGTATAAGTTCTTTGTATTATTCTAAGAGCAGTGCCATATGGTATAGTACACTCAACTTTACTGCCTAAATTAGGTTTCGTATATACAACACCACTAGCTCCAGTTAGTGTTTTCGTTGGAACTAATAACATATTAGCCACTGTAAAAGTTTGTACTGTACTTTTAGAATTGTCTTTTACTTTTTTCTTTAGATATTTTGCATATACATAATATGTCTTAGTTTTATATTTTATCTTTGCCCATCCATTTTGTATAGTAACCTCTGTTAATTTTGTTCCCTTTGGGATAATCCCCTTAGATGTGTAATTAGTTCCCGGTCCGGTTCTGTAATTAAGTCCATTGGCAGTTACTTCATAGTAATAAGATTTATCTCCAGTTACAACAGTTTCGTTAACCTTCTCTTGCTCACTCTTAATATTATTTGGGTCACCATTTATACCACTTGACCTACATTGCATTCTCACCATTACTTTAAAGTCATCTATGTTCTTACTTAATGCGATACGGGCACAGGCACCCTTTATTTTTTCTGAGCTATTACCTAATTCACTAAGTATAAAACTTTCACCTCCAGATGATATAGTAAAAGAACCATCTGTGCCACGACCTGCATTAATATTAGCTCCGCTCTGAATTAAAGTTCCTACACTTGTACATGGGTCATGTAGTATTAATGTTTGTTCACTCTTTGTTGTGCTTAATTGTAGTTGTGGATAATCACCTACTAATATTTTTTCTCCAGTTTTATTATTTTGTACCTGTGCAAAATGTGCATCTGCTCCAAAGCCTATACTTACATATGGTAGTGTGGCTAACTCACCATTGTTCTCAACTACCACAGTCTGTTGGCCATCTTCGGCATTGTATGCCTGTACATTATCACTGTAACTATATGGTGTATGACATATTAATTCTATGTCAGCATACCCACTCATACTATTCTTTTTCTTTACTTTAAGTGCTCCTTTTAACATTCCATAAATGGTGATATTCTCACAAAACTTTATTGGTACTTCTTGTTTTGTATTAAGAATATCATGTAAACATTGAACACGAGTCTTATAGTCTTCCTCAGTATCACCTATTATCACAAGTGAGATAGGAATAGAGACAGGGTCATATTTGGCCCCGTCAAATATCTCACCGTCTCTACTAGATACATTAATAGTATCAATAGATTTTTCAGGTATATATGGTTTCTCTATACTAGTTACTATTGCTAAATCATTTATCTGAGTTCCATTAAAATTAAAATAATTATACATAATCTCTCTCACCTCTAAATCTTTCCTTTTGGTCATTGTAGTAGTCATTGGTTTCTTGTACTGACTTAGCCACCTTTTGTCCCACCACTACTTTGTCCATAAGTATTGGAGTATTAGTATCTTGTAACGCCTTTTTATATTCTTTTCCCATTTCTTTATAGTCGAATTCTTGTTTACTATCTTGCATTGCTTGTGCCATACCTTTTATAGCATAAAGTAAATTACTATCAACTGTGTTTTCACTATTTATATTAATACCAGCTGTACTCATATTAACTTTACCCAAGAATTTATTTGTGTCTATAGTAGTTACTAAGTCTTTGGCATAATCCTTAATAGCTTGTATAGTTTTACCTGCATTCGCCTCAATACCGACAGTTACACCGGCAGGAATCATTTTCCCTACCATGTCTCTAAATACTGTTGATGGGGAATGTATACCCAAAGCATCTTTTGCAGCATTTAAGGCTCTACTTGCTATATTTTGCATTGTGCTAAATAAATTACCAGCCGCATTAGTAATACCAGTAATAATACCGTGTATGATATTACTTCCTATACTCACCATTCTTCCAGGTAAACTACTAATACCATTTATGATATTATCTTTGAATCTCTGTGCAGCTTCTCTACCCTTTTGAGCAAAACTCGCTGCAAAAGATATTACTCTTGAAATTGTTGATACTAGGAAAGACCATACACGACCTGGTAATTGTTGTATGAATGTACTTACACCATTTAAGAATCTACTACCAGCTTGTTGAGCTCTACTTGCCATTTGAACTACCCAACTTCCAACACGACTAATAGTATTTACTAGCCATGTCCATACTTTACCAGGTAATTGTTGAATAAATGTAATGGCATTTTGTACAAATTTACTACCTGCTTCATAGGCCTTTTGAGCCATCTGTCCAACCCATAGTACCGCATAAGCTACTGCATAACATAGCCAATACCAAATAGTTTCAGGTAAGTTACTGAACCAATTTCCTATATTACTTATCATTTCAGGCACAGTTTGAGTAAAGAAGTTTTTTAGTGAATCTATCGCATTACTGGCTATAGTTTTTATATTCTCCCAAAGATTAATCCAAAACTCTTTGAATCCATCAATATTATTCCATGCCCATATAAAAGCAGCTACAAGAGCCGCTATGGCTGCCACGGCTAATACAATTGGATTAGCTAATAATACTGCCCATAGACTTTGTAATGCAGGAATTACAGTATCAACTATTATGGGTACAATTGTATCCATTATAACTGATTTAAATATTAAAAAGGCTGTTCGTGCTGCGCCGAATGCAGCTTTTAATATTCCTATTGCTTGCTTCATTTTTAAAAATGCCTGAATACCTTTACCAATAACAAGTAGTATAGGCCCCACGGCTGCAAGTAATAGTGCCAGTGATACTATGACTTGTTTAATAGGCCCCGGTAAGTTTAAGAAGGATTGAAGTAATTTTGTTAGCATACCTACTATCAATGATAGTGGACCAGTAGTATTCCCAATATCAAGTTGTACTGCCTCCCAAGCACTACTCAATTGTTTTAATGCTCCAGTTAAATCTGAGTTCATCATATCTGACATTTTCTTTGCAGTACCGTTACTTTTTTCTAGTTCCTTTGTAAAGTTATCAATACTGTCTGCTCCTGTATTACATAATATACCCATACCTTTTATTGAGTCAGCAGTAAATGTTGTCATAAGTGCTGCCGTCTTCTGAGCATCTCCCATGCCTTCTGTTGCCTTATCTACATCTCGTATAATATCAGTCATACTTCTAAAATTACCATTAGCGTCTTGAACTTTTACTGACGTATTACCTATTTGTATTGCTCCATTTTTCATCTTTTGAGTCATATCTCTTATGATTGCATTTAAGGCTGTACCACCTTCACTACCTTTAAGACCTGCATCTGCAAATTTACTTAAGATTGCAGTAGTTTCTTCTAGTGTCATACCTGCGTTGTGAGCATTAACTGCACAATTCTTAAATGCTTCTCCAAGCATCTCAGTTGTTGTATTTGAGTTAGCTTGTGCATAAGATAGTACGTCTGCCATACGTCCTGCTTGGTCAGCCTCTAATCCGAATGCAGTTAAATAATCAGTTACCAAATCGGATGCTTGTGCTAAATCCATTCCAGATGCTGCCGCCAAATTAAGTACTCCAGGTAAACCTGCTGCCGATTGTTGAGCATCCCAACCCGCCAGTGCCATATATCCTAACGCATCAGCTGCCTCACTTGCACTATATACAGTTGATGCACCCATCTGTTTTGCAGTGTCTTCTAATAATTTTAAGTCACTACCAGTAGCTCCTGATAACGCTTTTACTTTTGACATTGAATGCTCGAATGTCATCTGAGTTTTAACAACACTTGCTCCTAAGGCCATTACTGGAGCAGTTACTCCTGCTGTAAGAGCAGTACCTACACTAGACAAACTTTCCCCAGTAGCTTTTAAACCACTGAAACTACTTTGTGTCTGATTTACTTGCTCAACTGCTCTATTTAAGTTACTATTAAAATCACTCATTTCCAATTTTAGGTGAGCAACAATGCTCCCTAAATCTACACCAGCCATATTATTCACCACCTTCATATAATTAAAAAAAACAGTAGAACCTTCGTCCTACTGTTAATTTTATTAGCTCATCAGTAAATCTAAACCCGGATTTTTAGTTTTACTTTCTATTATATCTTCTCTAAATATTGGTTTTTTAGTTTTACCATCTTTATCAGGCTGCATCCTATTATATAAATATGTAGCTGCCTCATCTATACAGTAACGACCATACACATCATCTTCATCTATACCTAGTAAGTCACTAGGTCTACATCCAAAGGTCTTAGCAGTAGAAATAACATTTAGTATTCTTCTACTTTCGAATAGAGGGTATGGCAGCATTTACATTTCCTTGTGCTTCACCCATTATTTGCATTTTCTGAGTATCTGTTATTACATCTTTAATTTCTTCAAACGTAGGTTCCACCAAACTTTGTTCACATACTAAATCTATTATTTCCATTATATCTTTTATTTTGTTTTCATCTTGTTCAAATAATTCCATTGGTTTATCTTTTTCAGTTCGTTCAAATAAATCATTTACTGTTCCTAAAAGATTATTTGGAAGTTTTCCACTCATCAAAAGATTTAAAAGACTGGCTGGTTTTATTCTCACTGCTATTTTCTCACCAGGTTCAAATCCATCTATTTCTATTATTCTAGTTGCCTTTTTTCTAAATTCTCTTGCACTTATTACTTTTAATTCACTCATTGTATTCTCCTCCTATATACCTTATATTATTTTCCTGGTGCTGGGTCTTCAGGTAATTCATCAACAAAAGTTATTTCTTTTATTGGTAGTTTTGCTTTTGTATTTTCTCTAGCTTTTATTTCAAACTCTGGAGCAAAGAATCCATCTCCTACAGTCATTGTAGGGAATTTTCCTGTACATTTATTCAATGTTACTTTAGCGTAGTTAACAATTGAGTCTCCGCTATAGTTAGCAACATATAAGTCTAGTTTAAATGGTTTTGCTACGTTTCCTTCACTCATCATTGGAGTTGATAATTTTTTAGTACCTGATGTATCTCCGTCTTCTACTTTATAACCAGCTACAAGTCCTGCCATTGTGTCATCAAATTGATTGTCTGTTAGTTTTATGTCATATCCATAAATTAAGTCATCTGTTCTAACAACTGCTAAGATACTAACATCATTTCTTAATATATCTTCTTCACCTTCGCTAAGCACTGGTTCCAATTCTGCCTTTTGAGCAGTTTTTATATGAGCCACAACTCCTCCAGTTTTAGCTGCCCCTGTAGTTGGGTCAAGCTCAGTTATTACTGCCTTTTTAATATTGTACAATATAGCCATTTTATTTTCCTCCTATTCATTATCATTATAATTAAAAATTACTGGTGTTCTACAAGTTATAGAACACACATAACATCTTAAATCTTGGTCATACATATCATCGCTCATGTCGTGCGTGATTTCAATGCCAGCTATATATAACGCTTTTCTAACTTTGTTTCTCAACGTATCTAGTTGTAGAGGGCTATGTGGAGTATAGATATATATAATCCAGTTATCCCATCCACAAAGGGTATTATCAAAACTTTGGTTAGCGCTTGTTCTCATTATTATTGCAGTATCTTCTGTGATACGTGCAGGACGGTCATGTACTGGCACTGTTCTCAACACGTCTTTTATTACATTATATATATTAAGTCTCGCACTCATTTTTTAACCCTCCTCACTAAAACAAGTTGCGTATCATGCCTTTAAAATTACTTATCTCACTGTCTCTTGCTTTTTCTAATATCTGATATTTACCATCAAAGTCAGCTCGTGTCTCTAAGTAGTAACCATAGTAAACACCATGCTTAATACTAATATCTAAGTCGTTCTCAGTTACTTTATATTCACCTTTCAATTTATTTTGTGCTGTCTTAGTTCTATTTGTCCAAGGGTGATTAGCTTTCGCATATGTCTGCATATTCTTACTAATGGTACTACCTACTACCTTTAACTCAGCCTGCATTGTTTTGTCAAAGTTTTTTATCTTGTCATTGAATTCTTTAGTATCGAATGTTATTGTATTAGCCATCTAAATCAACCCTTTCCAATGAAACTTGGTATAATAGATTATAATGCACTACATCTATTATCTCCAGTACTTTGTAATAAGCATTCTCATAAACTATGAAGTCATCTTCTTGTAATGGAAAATCTTTTACATATGTAGCATAAAGTGTAGCATATGAATAACCTTTTATAATACCTTGGTCATTATTAGTTATACTTTTACTTCTGCCACTGGAACTGTTATCTATTACACATTGTAAATCTTGTACATGAACCATTTCTTCTTTTAATACTTTACAACCCATTGCATCCACTTCATATATATCCCTATATATCGGTACTTGATAACCATAATTATTTATGACACTCTGTACCTTTTTAATTACACCGACTTGTATTGATTGTCTATTGCTCATCTACTCTACGTGGCACCTTTCCAGTTATGGAGGTCGCTTTTCCGCCGTTTATGTCTTTGTTGTATTGGTCTAAAAACATCTTGGCCATATTGTTCCACATATCAGCACTGTTCTTTATTGTTATAGCACCAATTGTGATTTCATCTGCACTCGCTTTAGCTAAACAACATATATAGGCCAATTGATATATATTATCATACATAACCGCCATTGCCATTAGTTGTTCATCTGTAAATGTAGGATATTGGTCTTCCATTATCAAGACTTTTAGTTGGTCAATATTTACCACGCAACCCACCTCCTATAAAAAAATTGAGTAGGCTAAGCTGTATTGTTAGCCTTGCCTACTCTGTATATATAAGTGAATACAATGAGCTATTTAATTATGCGCCTATTTCTCCTTTTGCAGATACATCTATTACTGCACAATTATCTATTGCTTCAAAAGAAGGTATCATAACACATGATACAACAGTAACAACTTGTACTGGATGTTTTTCCTTGAATGTAGTAACAGTAGTACCATAAGCAGCTTGTGCCACTTGAGCATCTGTTCCTGACATTAAGTCAGATGCTTCAGGAGTAGTACCATATACAGTATTACCTAAGTTTCCACTTGGCATTAATACAACTTTATTATCAGGTATTAATGTTACTTGTTCTGTAGCATGTGCTAATCCAGTGGAGTGGTCTAATTTACCAAATTTCTTACTGTATACGTAGATTGATATTCCAGTTACTTGTTCAATGAATGATTTCTTTTGTTGTTCACTAACAAAGTAGTGCATTGTAGAATCGTCTGGATACATCATCTTTTGAACTGTATCACAGTTTATCATATTTAAAAATGTGTTTCTATTCATTACTGCTCTAGAAGGTCTTACACCAGTTTTTAATTCCATATCATCACATATGTCTATTAAGTCTCTAACTGGGTCAGCAGTAGTTTTACTTGCTGGTACCCATGCAGCTCTAACAGCTTTGTATAAGTTTGTCATACCATAATCATATACATAACGTGCTCTACCATCTGCACTAGCAACATCTATTTTACCGTCAACCATTAGTTGACATCTCATTATCTCTGCTTGAACTCTAGCACCTTCTATTAATCTAGCAGCTTCATCAAATATTTTTCTTATTAAAGGTAGTGCCACTGTGTTATCAGGGTGAGCTAATAATAGATTTAATTGTTGTCTATCTTTTTCACCAATTCTCATAGCTTCTCTAAAGAATGCCATTTCAGTAGCAACTGCTTCAAATCCTTCTTTTTCTCTCATACGTGCTTTAACATCGTATTCAGATGGTTGTAGTGCTACTGGAAGTCCATTAGCTCCTTTTAACCAACTTATATCAGTTCCCATACTAGTTCTTGAAGGGAAAAGTGTCTCAGCAAAGTATGGTTCTTTGTTTATTGGGTTTTCCTTTACATATGCAGCTATTTCTTTTGCGTTTATATAATCAAATAAATTTACATTTGCCATTTAAAAACACCTCCTAGTTATTTACCACGTGAATCAAATCACTAAATTCTATAGCATCTTTGTCACCTATTAATCTATCTTTTCTTACAAATCCATGAACTAATACTGCTGCATTAACATATGGGTCTGTTTTCTCGTCATAATCTTCTATGTCTATAGTATTGAATAGTACTGCATTTGCTTTAGTACCGTCAGTAACAGTTTTAGAATATGTTGGTTTTGTTACATTACCATCTTCATCCATATGAACTAAAGTACCTCTTGCTATTACTTTACCACTCTTTTCTCCATAAGTATCAGCATCTGTAGTTGCTAACTTAGCAAGTTCTACAAAAGCTATTTTACCAGGTAAGTTAACATAGTGGTCAGGAAATGCTAAAAATTGTTTTTCTGGAGCTAATATTTTCTTACTTTTTAATTTTGGCATATAAGCCACCTCCTAAATTTATTTATCATTATTAAAGAAATAATTACTATCAACTTGTTGAGCTTGTTCGTTACATTGTTTACCTAATAGTGACCCAAAGTCACCTTCATGAGTAGTTTTACTACCAAAAGCATTTAAATTACTTGGCTTTCCAGGAGAACCAAGATTTAAAAAACCCTTATTGGGTTGTGGTTGTGGCTCTGCATTATCAAATAGATAGGCCTTGTCCTTTTGTAATGCAGTTAACTGGTCTGTTAATCCTTCAACAGTACCATCATCTTTTAATACGACTTTTTCCATATCTAAGAATTTCATCAAGTCGTTTACATCTTTAGGTTTAGCCTCAGCTAACTCTTTATTTATGGCAGTTGTTAATTTCTCTTTTTTAGCAGCCGCTTCCATGCCGGCAATTTTTTCTTCTAAAGCTTTAACTTGTTTCTCAGCTTCAGTAGGATTTTTCACTTGCTTTTGTAAGGACTCAATCTCATCATTAGCCTCTGCTAACTCCGCTATCTTAGAATCTAAGCGATTTTTAGGTACATATTTATTGTCCTTACCATCATCTATCAGTACTTTGCATCCCTGTTCTTCTAGGGCTTTTGTTATAGCTAATTCTACCTCAGCTGCATTATCAAGTCCTGCTAAAAATTCTCTTAATTTTCTTTTCGCCATACTTACCTCCAGTTTAACGTCCATCGACGATTATATACAGTGTTTTGAGAAAACAAAGAAAACATTATTAATACTTAATACGAGGATTTAAAGGATATCCAAGAACCTCTTGTCGTATTTATATATTACATTCATTGGAAAAATATTAACTAAAATTGAGCAATAAAAAACACTCAACTGTTATGTTGAGTGTTTTATTATCTATTTAGTTTCTTCCTCCTCAGGTGGATATTTCTTATCATATTCTTCCGGTGTTAGTGTTAGTTCGGGGTTGTCTAGTAATACCTGGTGCATCATCATTCCTATCCCGTCTATAACATTTTCAAAGTCATCATAGCTAAGTCCTAATACTTGTAAATCTATACCACGCTCAAACATCATTGCATGAGCTAGTTCGTGATAAAATGTTTGTATTAAACTTTGGTCATCTTGTAGTGAAGGGTCTAGTTGTATTGTGTGTATATTTTTATCACATATTCCCAAACACTGTCTACCATTCATTAGTATTGGTCTATCATTTATTTCCACTTTATAATATGCACTTCCAACTCTTACTTCTTCAGGTATTATCATATAAATCCCTCCCTATTTTATTATATCTTCATTTTTACCATCTGCATAAAATATTTCACCATAAGTTTTATTGCTAGATATACATCTATCTATGATGTTTATTATCTCTTGTTCAGTAAGTCCTTCTACTTCCATTAATGGAAAGTATTCTTCAAATTTGTCTAAATAGTTTTGTAATTTTTCTCTCATTTTTATCAACTCCTTACATATATAGTATAGTAAATCTTATCTATTTACTAACTACTTTTTAAATTGTTTTAATGTATCTTTTACTATTTTATCATATGACTTCATCATCTCAGGGAAGTTTTCATATAGGAATTTTCTAGTCTCGGGTTGTGTCATATTCGAACTAATCTCAGCCCATAGTTCACTAGATACTTCTATACAAGCTGACTCATATGCACTAATATTTCCATCTTGATTTCTTGTATAGTACTTAGCATCATGTCCCCATTTAGTCTTCACTGCTCCTGCCGACATCCCTTTAGCTGCATCTTGTAATGCTATTGTAAATACTTCATTATCATGTAAGAAGTCTGCAAATTTACCATTAACTAAAGCTGCTGGTGTATTTTCTAATGTTTTCTTACCATGGAATTTTTCTTGTACCCATTTAGCCTGCCAGTTCTTCATATCTCTTTCAAAGGACTGCGCTAACCCTGTTGGCTTAATTGCGTTCTTTAATGTTATCTTATTATACATTGGTTCACTACCACCGGAGAACCTATACATTTTAAAATCATCGGGTGTTGCTTGGTCGTCTATCATATGTCCCCACTCGTGGAATAATACGTCATATCTATGTTTTTCCCCAAACTGTATTCTAAGGTTTCGTTCATCTTTTAAGGACATATGTATCTTTTTATCAGTAGGTGAATAAAATGCTCCACCAGTTGAATTTGTACGTTGGAACTTACCTATACTTAAGTACATATCTTGTACCTCTAATGGTGCTTGTTTTAACGCCTCTAATATACCTTCAGTAGTGTATTTTTTATTTGTTTTGGATATTTGTTTCTTAAGTACTTGTTCTAACTCAGTATATTTAGCTGCACGCTCTTCTATAGTGTAAATACCACGTTGTTTAACTGCTCTCTTAATTGTCTTAGCTGGAGTTTTAGTACCTCCAAGTCCTTTATACTCAGGTATTTTATTCATAGCACCACTATTCTTCTCACCATTCGCCCATGCTCTCATGTCTTTAGCAATCTCCTCAGGTGTTGCCTCTTTGCCATTTATCATCCATACTGGTTCTAGCCAACACGCTCCGTTTGGATGGTCAAGTGGGATATCTTCTTTATCAACTATAAATATATGGCCATCTCTAGAATTACATAAATCACAAGTTCTACCTGCCTCATGATTACTATGCCACTTTACTCCTCCCATGTATGGATTAACCTTTCTAGTATTGATTGTTTCTATCTGAGCTTGGTGTGTTATTGTAGTTCGTGCTAATCTCAATGACTCATAGTCTAGTCCACTACTATATTTTCTAGCATAACCACTACCTAGTTTTTCTCTTATCTTATTTCTACTCCAGGTATGATGACCACCCATAGCAAACTGTTTTAAGTTCTCAGCCATATCAGCAGCACTCATACCTTCTGCCATACAACTAGCTACAGCGTCTTCTATCTTCTCACCACTTGTATTGGTACAACTCCAAAGTCTTTTATCAAGTCCTTTTCTATCTTCATATAGCTTTCCTCGTATTAATTGCTCTACAGTGTCAGCGTTAACTATGTCAACTAATTTATCTACTTGTTCTTTAATCTGTTGATATCCATCACCCATTAATAGCTGCATCATCTGTTTATTTATATCAGATAAATCTTTAGCAACCTTACTATTATATTTCATTACTACCTTTAGTAACTCATCATATATTTGTTGACTATAGCTAGCAGTTAAATTCTTTACTGCTTTACTATCGCCATAAGCATTTTTAATACCTCTATTAATTGTATCCATATAAGCCTTTTTATAGACTTGTATTATCTGTTGTTGTTGCTTTTTAGTTAACTCTTTTGGTTTATTATTTAATTGACCATTAAGTGTTTTTAAATAGTCAATTGAGTTCTGTGTATTGCCAACACCACTGAATTCTGTTCTTCCCAATACCTCCACCTCCTATACAATTTATTCTATTAAAAAAGGAGGTTTATTAACCCCCTTCAGTGCTACTTAATGTAGCCTTTATATTTCTCTTTTAATACTTTTCCTCTCTCAGTTATATCTCTCTTAAGTTCTGTTATTGTGTCCATATAATCTTTTTCCTTCTTATTTACTCTATCTTGTATCTCTTGTGGAACAAATCCACGTATTTTTATCTGTTCGTTTATATCATATCTATTAGTGTATTGTATCTTCTTGAACTCAGCTAATAAATCTTGTAGTTGTGACATTTCCCTACGTAGTTGATTGTCAGTGACAACTGTCACGTACTGAGCTCCACATCTACATTCAAATCCTCTAATAATGATACATCCTTTTAATATGGCCAACTCTTTTTCTCTAGGATAAAACTCTCTGCCACATTTATCACATTTACATTTGAACTTCAATTGTTTTTCTCCTCTACGTCCTTTAGTCCATCCACCTTGTTTACTCATATCAATCAACCTCCTACACTTTTTTATCTACATATATAGTATAGAAAATTAATCATTTTTACTAATTGAGCCATTTAAATCGGCCATACTATTTTGAGTCATGTTGACTTTATCCATCTCATCTAGGATTTCATCAAACTCTTTATCAGCTTCCTCAGCAGAACCAAATTCTCTGATATAACTTTGCTTACTACGTACATTGGCTTCTACTTCTTTGATTGCTATTGTCTTAGTATCAACTTCATCATCTGGAATTGGATAATTATGGTCTAAATCTAGACTTACTTTATATTGCATAGATTGTTTAATAGTTGGGTCTTCTGGATATAAATCACTCTTTAATACTATTTCTTCAATTAATCTTAATAGCCATATAATCGCCTCATCCCATGTTGCCCATTTTTCTTCACAACGTGTAATAAGGTCATCATATAACATACGTAGAGCTTTACCACTGGCCACATTTACTAAAGACTCAGGTAATGGTTGTTCCATGCATTCATACATATCTTTTTTCAATCTCTCAAGATAAGCATCGGCTGCTCCTTGGAAGGTGAACTCACTACCGACCTTTTGTACAGATGCTTGTTTATAGCTACCAGTAGAAGTACCCATTCCTAAAGATGTATCAGTTTTTATATCTAGTATTGCTCCAGGAGCAATAACAATTCCTTCAATAGAAGCACTATCTGCATCTATGAATGCAGTTTGGTCAAACATAGCAAATCTTAAACTGTCTCTGTAGTCACTGACAGTCTTGTTATAATCTATCTGCATATCCATTAAATCTTTGACATCACTACGTCCTCTAATATCACCAGTAAGTCCATCGTTGAATATAACTACACATGGTATGCAGCTCAACCCAGTATTCCATTCACTACGTATTTCTACTTGTTGCATTTGTTGTTCGTCTTGTTCTTCACCAGCAATACTACTATTTAATATGTTTGGTACTTCGGCATAGGCTATTGTGTTAGTACCATCTACTACCATATAAGTACACCAACATTCTTCGCCTCTCATCTCATAAATCCATTTATGCCATCTTTGTTCGTTTTGTAGTTTACCCACTGTACTCTCATCTTGATATGCTATCTGAACTTTAATTAGCTTGTCACAGTCGTTTGGGTCATACTCATATAGGAATTCGGGCATTGTATAAAATCTAAATTTGATAGGAGCATTGTCTATTGGATTGCCATAGTCATCTACATCTAACATTAATGCTAATAATACACGTTTACCTATAACACAGTCCATAAATGCTTTACTGAACTTATTCCAAAACTTTCCATCATCTAATATTTTCTCAAACGCAATACGTTTATCATCAACTAGTGTTGGGTCAGTACCATCTACACTCTTTACTACTATAGTAGGTGGAACGCTAGTCATAAATCTTCCTTGTTTCTTTAGTAATTTCTTTGTTAGGTTTCTTATCTCTCTTGTTGGTCTATAATCTCTGTCTTTTACTGGCCATAGTTGGCCAGTTCCATCTTCTAAATCATCTTCTAACTGTTCAGGTCTACCTTCATAGAATTCATAGTAAGCTTTTACTTGTTGAAGTTCTTCTAAAAATCTTCTATCTGTACTGTATAATCCTACTAAGGCTCTATCTATACTGTTATACAAACTCATTGTTACCTACCTCCTTTTAATATATAGCACCTTTACCACTCAACACTCTAAGAGCGTCATCTAATGTTCTATAGTTAATACTATCTGTCATTACTGCATAACGTATTTTATCCATAGCATGGTCATTCATCTTTAGTATTTCCTCCACGCCTTTGTCCAGTTTGTCTTCATCCCAGCAATATGAACCAAATTCTTCAATATCACTTCTACAGCTTGGGTCTAGTGTAAATCTATCTTGATTTAACAGATAACTCACTAGTTGAATTCCAAGCTCAACATTATTCTTAGCTGGTACTACTTTGATATTATGTCGTTGGAAGAACTTATTCTTCTTTACTTCTACTATCAGTGGAGCTGCACTTGGGTCAATCGTTATGTATTCAGGCATTACATTATTCTCTTGTATAAATGCAATTAAATCTGTCACGTACTCAGCAACAGTTTTCTGTCCTTCTTTTCTACCATTATGATAGTAACTTGCTATTTGGTGATATCTCTTTGTAGGAGCATAGTATCCAAATATTCCAAAGGTAGTAGCATTCTGAATACCAAAGTCAGCGCTAATAAATACTCTCGTCCAGTTAAGACTTAGTTTCTTGGCATGTCTATCTGGGTCAAACATTGGATATATTACTCCATCTGCCATTACCCACAGTCCTAATATAAATCTCTTGTAAAACACTCCACTGTACATTGATTTATATCTCTCTATGACTTCTTGACTTAAACTTAAATTATCTTCCATTGTAAAATGTATATGTAGTGCGTTTCTCTCTTTACTCTTTTGAACCCATTCTTGATTAAACCAGTGGAAAGGACTATCAGGGTTACAGTTGAACCAAAACTTAGCACCAGTTACTGAACAACGAGCAGTCGCTTGATTGACAAAAGACTGTGGCATTAATGCTACTTCATCAAAGAATACTCCTGCTAATGTTATCCCTTGTATTAAATCTTGTGAACTCTCATCCTTTCCACCAAATATATAAAAGTAGTTTATTGCTTTTCTAATATTACCTTGTTTTGTCTTCCATGTTCTGCTAATAGTTAATAGGTTCTCACTTCTATTGTCATGCACTACATAGCCTCTACTCATTAACATTTGTTTTAGTGGCTGAATAACATTACGTCTGCACGATGCTATTGTTTTACCACACAATGCAAAGTTCATTCCATTGTATCTCTCTGTAGCCCAGTTTATGTAGCTGAAACTCATACAGACTGTCTTACCACTACGTACTGCCCCATCACATATCAATGCAGTGTTGTTCTTATATCGTGGGTCTAGCCACCATGATAGTACTTGTATTTGTTTTGCACTAAATGGTTTCCATCCAAAAGGTACTACCTTATTAATCTTGCTCATATTCATCACCTTCATTGATACGTTTTAATGAGTCAGCTAATATTGCTACAAAGTCATCTTGTACACTCTCATCACCACCAAGTCCTGCAATAGCTTTTTTAAGTTCCATCTGTTCGTATTTCATCTTAAGTTCCATAGCTTCTTTAAATGGAATAGTACCAGTACACTCATCTAAGAATGTCTTTATGGCCACCATATTCTGTATTGCCTGAGCTAATTTAAAATGAGATATCTTTCCTTCTTTGTCTAATATACTACTGCTATTGTCTATCATTGATTGTTCCCATAAACATAGTAGTTTATAGCCTGCTTGATAATATCTATCTACTAACTCTTTATTGGCATCTACATATACTGCTTGGCACTTATCAAGTGCTAGTTGTTTTGTTGCTTTTCTTTTCTCAGCCCAACCTTCACCATGTATTAGTTTACTCAATGTACTGTTACTAATATTCCATTTCTCACACAATTGTTTATGTGTCATATTAGCACAATAATCTAAGAATAATTGGTCAATCTCATCTCCTGTTAGTTTTGCTTTTCTCGCCATGTTATCACCTACTTCCTAAAATGTTTTGGAGTATTATGATAGTGAGTTAACTCCACTTCACCATCAATTCTCCTTTGTATTTGCTCTCTATATTTCTTGCTATTACTCAATCTTACTAGGCTAACTAAAAAGTACTTGTTTACCTTCTTTGGTATCTTGTTATTGATAATACAATCAACTAAATACATTGCTTGTTTGTAACTATGAATGTGAGTATGTCCTTCATCCCACTCCTTCTTCGTATTATATACTACAAATTCATCATGTTCCTCTCTTTGGAATACTACCATATATTTCTTAGCAAATACTTTTTTCATAAGACCATCCTCCTATCACAAATTTATATTAGTTATCAGTAACAATTATTAATGTAAGAATTCCTATTTTATGTCTTATTTTAGTACAATTAAAACTCATTTAGGACTTAATTATATAGGTTTATTGTTCTATTTGTATTAAAAAAAGGGCAATTAATGTACTATTAATCACCCTATTTGGTTGTTATTTAATTGTTATTAGATACATTTTCCAATCTTTTATATATTATATTCTCTATATACTCATTGTTTATCTCTGTCGCTATATAATTTCTATTATACTTTACACAAGATATTATCTCTGAACCACTACCTGCAAAGGGTATATAAACTAAATCATTTGGATTACTTGAGGCATTTATTATTCTGTCTGTTACATCTTGTGGTTTCTGTGTTTTATGACCATATCTAACTTTATCAGGAATAAAATCCCATACATCAGTTACCCCAACAGGAAGATTAAATATATATCTTTCATTTTTATATTGCTCTATAAGAGTATTGTATTCGTTTCTTATGTTGAATAATTTACAAATCTTTATCCATTGTTTTTCTGTTGGTACTTGAATTCCTTTTAATTTATTATGCACCCATCCAGTAGGTTTACCATTTTTACTCAATTCTAATTTTGAAATATCTGATTGTGTTAAATTTAATTCTTTCATTTTTTGTTTCATAATTCTACTAAATGGAGTATCAAAGAACTCATCTTGTTTTACATAATAAAGCAAATATTCGCTTGCTGTTGGAAACATTCTTAATTTATCACTTGTTCTGCCGGCTATTGCTCTTAATCCTTTAGATAAGGTTATATTCTGCCTAAAGTTTAATTGTTTATCAAATATTAATACCTTTTGCTTAGATAATATATCAAAATTACCATAACAATAAAATACCCCTGTTGGTTTTAATACTCTCACACATTCATTAAACCATTGTTGTGTCCAATTAAGATATTCATCCTCAGTCTTCCATTGTTTATCCCACTTCTCGTTTATAGCCTTATAATATGGTGGGTCAGCTATTATTAGGTCCACACATTCATTTGGTAGAGTTCTCATATATTCCACACAATCACAGTTATATACTTTATTTAATTCCAAAATAATCATCCTCCCAATATAAATAGGAATTATCGCAGTGGTAG